ATAGAGACTTTGCATTGTTAATAGTATCCTTTTAACCGCGCACATGCGCCCCAGTTAAATACTGGGCAATTTATATATCATTTATCATGAATAAGAATATCAAGAGAGCACTGAGGAAGAGATTGAAGAGACAAGCTAAGGCAGCAGGCAAGTCACTCCTTCATGTTGGAGGAAATGTGTTACGTGGAGAGGATCCAGCAAGGGCCATCGAACGTGAAGTACAGTCGAAAGTCGACAGAGCTTTGCATAAAGCACAGTCCCACGGATCTGTGTCTGGTAGAGGAGCCTACGGTCGAGGAGCGTATGGAAGAGGCGCTTACGGTCGAGGATCTTACTCTAGGTACGGTGAAGAAGCCGGAATGCCCGCTACAAACAGTTTGTTTACAGAGTCAAAACTCCAAAGATCGAATTTCAAATCAGCTGGGGATGAGACAGGGAGGATTGTGGTCAGTCGCAGGGAGTACGTTACTAGAGTTGTGTCGCCAGCGACCCCTGGTGACTTTTCTGTCACTAGTTATAATATCAATCCTGGTCTATCTGGTGTATTCGCCTGGTTAAGTCAGATCGCGTCCAATTTTGAAGAGTACGAATTTTATGGTTGCGTCTTTTCATATCAGCCGGTAATATCCACAGCTACGACTACAGGAGCTATGGGTTCTGTCGTTGTCGCGTGTAATTACAATGCTGGTTCTCCTAAATTTCTGTCGTTTCGCGAGATGGTTGAGTATCAAGGAGCAATCGAGGGTCGAATTTGTGACCCCATTGACTTCGGGATAGAGTGTGACCCCAGTAAGAATGCAGGACATGACATGGAGTATGTACGGTCAGGGCCTGTTCCATCTGGGGAAGATATCAAGTCATATGACATTGGTACTTTCCAAATGGCAACAGCCGACGTATCAGCTTCCGCATACCCGGCAGGTACGCTGCTTGGACATGTCTATGTTGATTACAAGATCAGACTCGGAAAACCCAAACTGTTCGCAGCTTTAGGGAAGAACATCATGACTGACGTTATTCGCGGCTCAACAGGTTGTACTGATGCGCTACCTCTGGGTACGGCACCATATGGTTCAATTCAGAACACAATTGGTGGTACCGTCACAAGGAGTGTGAGTAGTGTGTACACTTTCCCAAGTAATTTCCAAGGAAATGTATTTGTTAAGTTCCAAACCGAGAGCTCAGTGGCAGACGATTCTGCCCCAGCCATTAACGAGGCGGGTAATGTGACCCAGTTGACCGAGGCAGGTTATAATGGTTCACTTTATTCTGAATTTGCTGACGGAGATAACGGGATGCGTGTAGTGTACTTCCGAGTTGGTCCTCAGGAAGGAGCTGTGGAGAACACTCTAACTTTCGTTGGTGGATTCGGGACTGGCACCAGATGGGGCGGCAGTTTACTAATAACTGTTGTCAACCCTGATGTCATCAATTCCGACATTCAATGGCAGGCGCTCTAAATTTTCCATTGTAAATAGTAGAGGCATAAATTGGAATAATAACAATAATTCTTACATAGTTGACATCAATTATACAACATCAGCACAAAACACAAACAAAAATATCAGGTTGGTGGTGGTGTCACAAACACATATATAATACCTTTCGGTCTTAGTAGTTCTCCGATCAAAGAATTGCTTTACGCCCTCCGGGGCCCTCGCAGTCACGCGAGGCAAAATTGTGTTATTTAATATGGGTGGTTCTAAGCGGCTTAGACAAGCAGATGCGAAGAATAACCGCTTATTTGGCACGAATAATGATACTCGTGGCAAGAGTAATGTTAAGACCGAGTCAACTTCAAAGACTTGGTCATCGAAGGTTCGTGATAAGGATGGTGTCCAGAAGTTCCAACATAGAGTAGGGACTTCTCATCAACCTTATCGTGGCCAACGCTTTACTAATCCTTCATTGGCTGTTCACAGAGCAAAATCAGGCTTCGTGAAAGAACAGAAGTTCAATGAAAATGTAGGGTTACCCACCACTAAATTCAAGTCATATAATGGTCGGTTTGAAACTGCTTCCATTATATCTAGAGTTTCTGGACATGTTGCGTCAAGAATTCATAAGAAACCAGAGGTTCTGATTGAGTTTGCCAGCATTTTCCTAGGTAAGGGTTTATCTTTCATGAAGTTGAGCACAGATGTGAGGGATGGTGAGGTGTTAGAAGAGTTCATTGTTGAACGATTCTTTGAGATCTTCGGGAACGAAGCTGATAACAGGAGATCGCTGATCGATAGCGAATCATTCTGGAAGCAGGTTTGTAAGAAGATAGGCAATTTCGTGTGTCCTCAAAATTATGTTATCATTTATGGTGAGAAACGTAAAATTCATGGAATCCCGACACGGAATTTGAAGGAGGCAAGCAAGGCTAAGTTATGGTCTGATCTTAGGAAAAGATCTTCTATGCCTGTGACGAAGCCTGAAACGTCCAATGCTAAGAAGGATGTTAAGGAGACTAAGTTACGCGGAGGTGGCAAGTATGGTTACTACAGCGTATTATCAACGGAGGAACTAATTGGGGGAGCGGGAGGTAATAATAAATATTTCAAGTCAGCTTCCACAGTTAAAAACAGCCATAATGGATCAAAGAGCAAATGCAACAAACCAATTGGTAACCCGAATGCCACGGACCCAGACCCGTATGGGACTGGTTGTTCAAGTGCAAGTGAGGTGTCGTCGTTGGATGTTGACTTTGACATAAGGGTTGATGACGTTGTTAAGGGATTTGTCGGTGGCGGTAACATGGGAGCCGGTAACCACGACGCCGTGTTCAGTGAGGGGGAGATCAAACACATAATTGAGTGCGTTGATCAGTTGGAAGAGGGACGTGAAGTTTACTTGTTAAACGGTGCCCGTAAGATCTTACCTTATCCTCTTTTTGATCAGGATTGTGGTGGTGCTCCATTTTGTGGGTTGACTTGTGTCGATACCGCCGCCAGACTTAAGGTTGACGCTAAAAGATATGCGTCAATGATATCCCAGAAGAAAGTCATAGAGAAAGGGGCCAAGGAACCACATTTGGTGTTCACGGAGGATATCATAACCAAGGTAGGGACTCAAGAGTTCTTGCGATGGTATTGTGGGTCGAGAGGTTTGGGGGTTTGCATGTTAGTTAAAGAAGGGAAAGATTACGTCTTCCATTCACTGACTAACAATAGAACAGAGAAGTTCTGTGTCTTGGTGAACTCCAATAACCATTGGACCTTATTATCTAAACGGTCTTCTAATGCTAATCACATGTACCTCAAAGGTGACATGGTGCATCCGGACATAGGGTGTGAATTTTTGGGTTATGGGCAAACAATTAAGTTTGGTCCCGTTATACTTAGGAATGATAATACCGACGTCCGATCTTACACTAACCAGCGTGATGACATAGTTGTTCAAGGTTTAAACCAAATGGTTACCATAGAACGAACTGTTCATTTGGCGAAAGTTAAGTGGAATGTACCATTTACTAAGGTGACGTATGTTGTGGATTCAACAAGAGCCCATGATTTACAAAACGAGCTAGTGCTCTGTAATGGTGATGACTCAGCTATAAATGCTGTTATCGCTAGACTCCTATTAGGTAGGGAGATAAACAGTTCACCGGACCCTTCAGTTATAAGGGACACTCGTGATGTCATGAAGGCAATGGCTTCAAAGATGAAGTCAGGTAGATCTGAGCCCACTACTAAGGGTTTGATCATGGTGAATGCGCCCAATATGACAGCGCGCATCCCGAACCTAGATGTTGTGGCTGAAAATCAGAAACTAGGATTGGTAGGTGGTGGTTGTGTGAACCACGTCGATCCTAAGAGATTTAAGTTGCAACGAACTGGAATTTTTCGTGACTCGTCTTACGGTGACACTTGGCGCGACGTTGAAGAGACTGGAAAAGAGGTCTGCGTTGCTCCGATCGGTTGCCCTATAGACGAGAATCATCCGGTTTCGTCTGGGTTGTACAGTGTGACAAATGAGCCTGGGTTGGTTGCTGGATTCGTTGGTCGGGCGATGTCGAAAGCGCAAGACCAGGACCCAGTACTGATGAAGGAATATTGTGATGAAGCAATTGGCTTTATTAATTCACTGGCGGACAGAACTGAATTGAATATTGGTCAAGAAGATAGTTCATTGGCTGGCATGATTCATCAATTCAGATCGTCCAATAAAGGTAAGAAGAGTGCTCGTTGGATTGATAGGAAAGTAGAAGCTTATGTTCGTTACAGGTTGAACATAATGACTGTGAAGCAAATCAAAAGATTTAAGAGGCACGGTTGTTTCGTTAAATTTGAATCGAATATTAAAGAGGCAAATGGTGGGAAAGTTAAGGTCAGGCCTAGACTTATCATGACCATGAGTGATTTGATGCAGTTTGAGTTGTGTTGGATGAGTAATATTGCCAATGCCTGGTACGATGGTCCCATAGCGGACTACCAGGTCAAGCATATGAATTCTGACGCTATGATTAGTAAGATTCGTGAAATGCAGGATCGGAAACACTGTGTCACTGATTATTCAGCTTTTGAATCATCCATTGGAGCAAGTGTTCGAGTTGTTGAAATGACCTTGCTACGCACTCTCTGTGCGAAGGCAGGTTACTATTATACACTTAGAATGCTGGATGAGTTGGAATTGGACATCATGAGAACATTGGATAGTCAATCGTTTTCTTTTCGTATTTACACGCGATGTTCAGGTGACTATTGGACTTCTCTAGGCAATGGAATTGTTAGCATAACGCTGATGAAGTATTGTCATGACAGGTCTGATATTAAACATCTTGTTTTCAAGATGTTAGCCGAGGGTGATGACGGATGTGTTCCAGATGGCGTTCCGGACACAGTGTTGTTACGTAATCTTGGTTTTAAGTTCTCCAGTAGTGTGAAGGGTACACGTTCAGGAGACACAGACTTCCTCAGAAGTTTGTGGGACCACAGAAGGTGGTTAAACATTGGTAGAGTCTTGTCAAGTATATTCTGGGTTAAGAAGGGTAGTAAATTAAGGTTGTCTAAACAGAAGTTCCTTTTGCGTACGATGGCTTTGAGTCTACACCATCTTAGTCCTGGACATCCAGTCTTATGGGCTGTGGTCAAGCGCATAGAGTTTGAAACACGCGGTTGTGTCAAGTTTAAAAGTGCTGACAGATTTCTTGACTCATGGAAAGCATGGGATTTGAGTGGTTCATTCCCTGATGTGAGACTTGACGAAACCATGGTACCACGTGTGGCCGAAGGAGCCGCAGGTGTGCCGGGTATACCGAGTCTAATACAGTCAATACTTGAGAAGATGATTCTTAGGGGTGATTACAATTTCAGGGGATTATTAAACGACTTCGATGATTTTAGGGAGAGAGCTAAAGCTTCAAAACCGGACGGAGTGGATTGGTCCACTACCGAGATGGAGGAGGCTTACTCTTTACTTGGTCTCCGTAGTCCAGTGGTTGATCTGAGTTCTTATCTGGAACACGGAGTCATCCGCAAGCCTAGTCAGAGGAACACTGGCGTCCGTTCTCTAGGGAACAACCTATAAATATCCGTAAGGAGGGG